GCTAATCAATCAAACATAGCTACTAAACATATTTTAAAATCAAGTTTATTTTTAACTTTAAGAATATGTGAAAACGTTTCATTAAGAATAGCAGATTGTTTAGCAAATCCTTTAACTAATGAATCATTAAAACAAAGTATATCTAATTTCAATGTTAAAACATTAAATGAAATAAAAGATTTAAATTTATACGACTTTGGTATTTATTTAGAATTAGAACCTGAAGCTGAAGAACAAGCGCAATTAGAACAAAACATTCAAGTTGCATTACAATCAGGCGGAATAGATTTAGAAGATGCTATTGATGTAAGACAAATTAAAAATTTAAAACTTGCAAATCAAACTCTTAAGTTTAAACGTAAGAAAAAACAAGAAGCTGCTGAGGCACAGCAATTAGCTAATATAAATGCACAAGCACAAGCAAATGCTAAAGCCTCTGAAGCAGCAGCTATGGCGGAAGTTCAAAAACAACAAGCTATAACAGGTGAAAAAGTAAGCATTGAACAAGCTAAATCACAGTTTGAAATTGAAAGAATGAGAACAGAAGCTCAAATTAAAAGAGAGCTTATGGCTGAAGAATTTAATTATCAAATGCAATTAGCATCAATGAAATCTAAAGTTGAAACAACTAAAGAACAAGAAATTGAAGATCGTAAAGATCAACGTGTTAAAATACAAGGAACACAACAATCTGAATTAATAGATCAAAGACAAAATGATTTATTACCTAAGAATTTTGAATCCGCTGGGAATGACAACTTAGACGGATTTGGATTAGAGCAATTTAATCCTAGATAATTTTTTATTAATCAATTTTATACTATTATATTATGTCAACAACAACAGAAATAAAAGAAGGGGATTTTAAGTTAAAGAAAAAACCTAAAATGAAAAAACTTGGGAAAAAAAACGAAATTACAAAAGTAAAATTAGTTGAACCTAAGGTTGAAAAAGAAGAAACAATAACTAAAGTAGTTATACCTAACGAAAAAACAGAAGAAGATGCCGTTCAGGAGCAAAGCACAAATGAAGTGGATGTTCGCGAATCATCCGACAATGGCCAAAAAGTGGCTGAAGGAAACAAAGAATCTGAAGATACTACCAAAGATTCTGAAGAAAAATTAATAGAAGAAATTGTTGAAATTGGTGACGAAGTTGAAACCAAACAAGATACAATTAAAAAAGAAATTAAAGAAGCGGTAAAAGACGAAAGGATATTACCGGAAAATATTGAAAGCTTAGTTTCATTTATGAAAGAAACAGGCGGAAATATTGAAGACTATGTTCGATTAAATGCAGACTATGATAATGTTAATGATAAAACGCTTTTAAGAGAATATTATAAAAATACTCGCCCACATTTAGACTTTGAAGAAATTAGTTTTCTTATGGAAGACGAATTTGACATTGATGAAGAAGTTGATGATGAGCGAGATGTACGTAAAAAGAAATTAGCGTACAAAGAAGAGGTTGCAAAAGCTAAAAGCTATTTAGATGAACTAAAGGGTAAATACTATCAGGAAATCAAGTTGAGACCTGGTGCTACCCAAGAACAACAAAAGGCTGTAGACTTTTTTAACAGATATAATGAAGAACAAAATACCGCTAAAGAGCAACACGAACAATTTAAATCTAACACTAAAGAGCTGTTTAATAATGATTTCAAAGGTTTTGATTTCAATGTAGGCGAAAAGAAATTTAGATATAAAGTTCAAAACACAGATCAAGTTGCTGATAATCAATCTAATATCAACAATATTATTGGGAAGTTCCTAAATGATAAAGGTGAAGTTGTAGATACTAAAGGTTATCATAAGGCAATGTATGCAGCGTCTAATGTTGATAAAATTGCAAATCATTTTTATGAACAAGGAAAAGCTGATGCAGTTAAAAACGTAATTGATAAATCTAAAAATGTTAGCACAGAGCCTAGAGCTACTGCTGATGGAAATGTATTTATTAATGGTCTGAAAGTTAGAGCTATAAGTGGTCTTGATTCTTCAAAATTAACAATTAAGAAAAAACGATTCAATTAAAAATTAAAAATTAAAATTATGGCAACAGTTCCAGTGGCCCCAGTATTTGGGTCAATTAAACCGTCTCAAAAGCAACAACTTTTAGAGACAAATTATTTAAATTTTACCGATGGTACTAATGACTTTGCTCAACAGTATCTTCCTGAAATTTATGAGCAAGAAGTAGAGCGTTATGGAAACAGAACGTTATCTGGCTTTTTAAGAATGGTAGGTGCAGAAATGCCCATGACTTCTGATCAAATTGTTTGGTCTGAACAAAACCGTTTACATATTGCATATGATGCATGTACTCACTCAGCTGCAGTAGCAGATGATATTACATTTGCAACTAACGCAGCAGCAGGACCAGCATTTGTAGAAAATGTTATTTCTGTTAACCAAACTATTGTTATTATGAATCCAGCTAACGGAGCAGAAGTAAAAGCTCTTGTAACAGGAAGTGTAACAGCAGGTGGTGTAGCCAGTATTTCAGTGAAATCTTATACAGCAGCTAATGTTGCTCCAACGATTCCACAGGCTACGGCAGGATTAAAGATATTTGTTTATGGTTCAGAATATAGAAAAGGAACTACAGACAATGATATCAAAAGTGTAACTCCAAGTTTTTCTCAGTTTCACAACTCTCCTATTATTATTAAAGAAAAGTATGCGATCAATGGATCTGATACTGCTCAAATTGGATGGGTAGAAGTTGCAACTGAAGATGGAACATCTGGATTTCTATGGTATTTAAAAGCTGAATCAGAAACTCGTTTACGTTTTGAAGATTACTTAGAAATGGCTGTAGTTGAAGGAGAATTAGCAGCAGCTGGTTCTGGTGTTGCAGGAATTGCAGGTATTGCTTACGGTGGTACTCAAGGTTTATTTGCAGCTATTCAAGATAGAGGTAATGTAGTAAGTGGCTTTGTTGCTGCTGGTGGATTAGGAACATTTGACAACATCCTTAAAAATTTAGATACTCAAGGAGCTATTGAAGAAAACATGCTTTTCTTAAATCGTTCAACGTCTCTTGATTTTGATGATATGTTAGCTGGTCTTTCTGCTGGTGCAAACGGTGGAACTGCTTATGGATTATTTGAAAACTCTGAAGAAATGGCTTTAAATCTTGGATTTACTGGTTTCCGTAGAGGTTCTTATGATTTTTATAAGACTGACTGGAAATACTTAAATGATGCTTCTACTAGAGGTGCAATGGCAGACAATCCTATTGATGGTGTCCTTGTTCCAGCTGGTACATCAACTGTATATGACCAAATTTTAGGTACTAATATCAGACGACCTTTCTTACATGTACGTTACCGTGCATCTGAAGCGGATGATAGAAGAATGAAATCTTGGTTAACAGGATCTGTTGGAGGTGCATTTACATCTTCATTAGATGCGATGGAAGTTCATTTCTTATCTGAAAGATGTTTAGTAGTTCAAGCTGCTAATAACTTCGTATTATTTACTAAGTAGTAAATTTTACAAATTATTATTCAGGGGGCATAACGCCCCTTGGGTAATTTTTTATATTAACTTTTAAATTATATTATATCATGGCTAAAAAAGCTAAAATTATGGATGCTCCAGTAATAGAACATGAAGCACCAACAGTAAAAGAAACAATTAAAAAACCTACTAAACCACAGTGGGAAATAAAAGACAGAAATTATTTTTTAACAGGAGCACACAATCCTTTAACTTATACAATACCTTCTCGTCATACAACAAAAGTTCCTTTATTATGGTTTGACTCTAATAATAATGAACAAAAAGAATTAAAATATGCTACTAATCAATCCTCTCCTTTTGCAAACGATCATAAAGGTGAAGCAACTTTAGGACATATTATATTTAAAGAAGGAACATTAACAGTTCCTAAAGAAAAACAAAATTTGCAAAAATTATTATCATTATATCATCCTAAACTAAACGTTTCTTATACAGAATTTGATGCAGTTGAAGAAGCTAAAGATGAATTAGATGATTTAGAAATGCAAATTGATGCATTAAATGCTGCTAAAAATATTGACATAGATCATGGAGAAGCTATCTTAAGAGTAGAATTAGGTTCTCAAGTAACTACAATGAGCTCAAAAGAAATTAGAAGAGACTTATTGTTATTTGCTAAGCGTAAACCTGATTTATTTTTAGATTTAGCTGCAGATGATAATGTAGAATTAAGAAACACTGCAATTGTAGCACAAGAAAATGGTATTATTAAATTATCACAAGATCAAAGAACATTTATGTGGGCTTCTAATGATAAAAAATTAATGACTATACCATTTGATGAAAATCCATATTCAGCAATGGCAGCTTTTTTCAAAACAGATGAAGGTACTGAGGTATTTAAATCTATTGAGAAAAAACTAAAATAACATGTAATATTAATATAAGGGGGATATGAAAATTATCCTCCTATATTAAAATAATAAAAAATAATGGCTATAAACGTAAATACCGTATATCAAACTGTTTTATTAATATTAAATAAAGAGCAAAGAGGTTATATGACACCTCAAGAATTTAATAATATTAGTAATCAGGTTCAGCTCGAAATATTTGAAAAGTATTTTGAAGATTTAAATCAACAGATACGTGTTCCGCAGGCCGACACAGATTACTCAGATAGAGTAACAAACTTAGATGAAAAGATATCTATATTTAAAACATTTGGAAATGCTATATATGATGCTACAACGCAGCCAGCAACTCCTTACTTTACATTACCAACAATTGACGGATTTGGCGAACCCATAACGTTCTATAGATTAGGCACTGTAATTTATAATGATGAAGTTGAACTTCAAAGACTTCAAAGAGGTGATTTTTATTATATTAATAAATCACAATTAACAAAGCCTTCTACTTCGTGGCCTGTTTATTTATATGAAAACAATAAACTTTTTGTAAAGCCAACTGATATTATTTCTAAAATAACTGTTGATTTTATAAGAAAGCCTAAAGATGTTATATGGGGATTTGATGTTGGAGGACTGGGTCAATATATATATAATGATCAAGTTTTTAATGCTGCAACCGCACCAACAGGTTCTATAGATTTTGAAATACAAGATTCAGAACAAACGGAAGTTATATTAAGAATATTAATGTATGCGGGAATTGTTATTAGAGATCCTCAAATTATTCAAGCAGCAGCACAACAAGTTCAAATGGACGAAATAAATAAAAAAAGCTAATAAATTATGGCAGAAGTTGACGGAGGTTTATTGACCGAAACAAATAGACAATATTACGAGGGTGCACAAAGTTTTAAAGTTATTGCAACTCAATTATCATATACTACTACTTTTAATACAAATTTAATATATGGTAATTATTCGCCTACAGATCCTAATTTTGGATTAAACAATTATGTTTTATATACTAGCTTAACTGGTTTACCTGGTAGTTTTGTAGAGTATGTACAACCATATACTGTATTTGAAAACACTATAACATTTGCAACTGCATTATCTGCTAATAGTTTTATTGTTGTGCAATTAAAAACTGAAACAGGTGGGTTATATGGTAATGAAGATGCATTTGGAAGAGTTGTACAAGAAAATTATGGCAGTTATAAATATATAACAATGAACGATGTTATAAATAACTTTATGATAGCTTATGTAGGTGCTGGAAAATTAATACCTAGTGTTAAAAGAACAGATGTATTATTTCA